TACTTTTCTGACGACTTCGGAAAATTCCCCCTCAAAGGCTCCAACATCGATTACCATAGATGGGGTAAAATCCAATTTATTTAAAGCAAATTCTACAGTTTCAAAGATATTTTCGGGAATCATAAATTAAGTATTACAAAGAAAATCCCCCGAATTCAGCCTGGGAAATCCGGGGGAAGGGTTGATAAAAGTTCGGTTCATAACGCCGAACATTGGGTGGAGGATGAAAGGAATATTCACAAATACGTTTTAGCGGGCAGCGTAACGAACTTTTACCGCAACATATAGACCCTTACCTGGTGTACCCGCTGCCGCTCCGCCAACAGAAGGGGAAGAAGATTAGAAGCTCCCTCCAAAATTTCCAACTCCGACCCCTGGGTATCGAGTTTCATCAAAATCTGTGCGGAGGTATTTTGATCATTCGTGAGTTGAATTCTATCTGCCATTTTTTATTAAATCCTTTTCCTTATTCCTTAGAGTCCCAACTTCGTGGCACAATCCCAGGTAATCCAGCGGTAGTTATCCGAACCAGTACCATAAGGGCCGTCCAGGGGAACCGCGACATACGCGAACTTGTAAGAAACCATGCCCCCGATTTCCGCAGTGGGGTCAAACAGTTGAAACTTATTCCCAGGGATGACATTAATCTTAAAGGACTCCTTCAGCGGGTCCATGACATTCGAGGGCTTCCAACCTTCAAGCGACGCCTTACCAATCGCACGTTCCGAGAACATATACATGCGGTAGGTATTGGGGGAACCCGAGGTCACCTTAACGTTGGTAGTCGTCCGCAACTTTACCCCGCCAAAACTCGCGGTATTCGCGGCACGGGGGTTAACGCCATTCGCCAAACCGGGGGCAGGCGAGGAATACTTAAAGATATCAGCGTAGCCGTTCGCAGCCGGATCGTTGATAATATCGAACATGGTATACGGATGGAGAATCACGTGGTAGTCATTATCGGGGAATCGACGGGCATTAATACCGTCCAACCGAGCAACTCCGCCGCGAAGGTCCTCAGCGGTTGCGTAACCCGAGGAGCCGCCAAAGAGGGTCACAGTCACCGAGGAATTATACAGATCAATCACGTCACGAGTAATGCGATCCACGGTTTGACCGGCCTTGTAACCCAGGTTATCGGACATCTCCTCCACCAAGGCGTCAATCCCGGTGTCAACAATAAAACTAGACGCGGAGATAAAATTGGAAAACTGACTCAACTCGGCACCAAGAATGTTATTCGACACAGTGCCCGACGTGGGAACCGTACCGTCCTGGGAAGGAGTCGTATCCGCACTCAGGGCGTCCCAGCGGTACCACTGGATACTGCGTCCATTACGCTTCGGAATCATGTCATCGTAACACTCTTCGCCGAAGCGAAACACAAATCTCAATTGATCGAGCGCTTTCGCCGAGTAATAAGTACTTCTGTGGTGCGCCAATCCAGTTGATCTGGAATCCATTCCCGTCGGATACATAGCCATGAGTTAATTAATTTCTCCTATCTCTATTTAATTGTATCATAATTATTTACTTAGTAATTAATCTGATAGCTTTGGCTTTTTCCCCCAAACTCAAGGGACTAGCCAAAATTCCCTCAACCGAATCAATCAATTCTTGATCACTAAGTCCTGAGGAATTCACAACCAAGGGAAATTCACGGTCATAGTCATCAATATCAAATGCTTCGATCCCAGTATCACCATATCTAAAGGCAATATTTGGGTTAAGAGTGGTTTTGATATGTGAGTCGTCAAATGGCAGGGCTACGGGATAGAGATCGGTTGCCCCCGCGACATTACCCTCAGAGAGATTAAGGCGCTTAGCCTCCGCCCGATTCAACTCTACTTTTACCAACTTCGGAATCTTTGCAAATTCCTTCCCCCCAGACTTCAAAAATCGATCATTATAGAACTTAATCGCCTTGCCAGAGTAAGTACCTTCGAGTTCCATCAAACCTTCGGCGTCTACGATTTGATTTCCGGCGTCCCCCGGAAGACTGCGAATTTCCAGTTCCACCGTTCCCTTTTGGAAAATATACTCAAAGGTTTCCTTCCCAGGATTCCAAACCGTGGCATTATCCCTCCAGGGCTTAATGGAGGAGCCATCGGAGGGAATAATTCCTGCAACAAGTTCCTTACGATAAAACGCGCCGATGTTTTTGGGGAGAAACACAAGGTCTTTAAAGTCCTGGAGTTCTTTTTCACTGGAGGGAAAACTGGGGATTTTTACAAATTTCATCTTAACTAATTCCTTGGTTCTGAAGTTGCATAAGCATTTGTTTCATTTGTTCAGCCGAGTAATTGTTGTTTTGAAACAACTGAGTAACGCGGTCTTCAATACTCGGCATTCCTTGGTTTCCCCCGCCGTTTACCCTAGGAGGGGGAGCGTAAGAATTATTGTTCTGTTGGGGGAAGGGAATAACGTTCTGGTTTTGCGAATTTTGGGGGTGAGGGGTATTAAATTGCTGCCCTTGCTGTGCCTGTTGTGCCTGCATAGCCAAAAACTGTTGCTGTTGCTGCTGCCGAATTACCTGTTCATGGGGCAACCAACCTTGATTAACCGCATGTCCAACTGCAAGCTCCAAAGTCTTGGCATTCAGCGGGAGATTATTCTGCTTTAGAATGGTTTTAAGCCCCTCCAAAGTCCGCTGATCGGCGGCATAAAATGGATGTGCTTCCTTAAAGCTATTCAGTTCAAGCCTTTCGGTCAATTCCTTAAATTGGGGGGAACTCTCAAGAATTGCCTGAGCAATCCGGGGGTCCTTTTGTGCCAAATTAACAATCGCATTGCTGGGGCTTTCCGCCAAACTTCCCAAAAACTCCATCGAATCCACGTTCTGGGGCTTAACCGGATCGGTCTTTTCGGGGGCCTGAGTTTTTTGAGCTTCTAGGGCAGCTTTTTCAGCCATAAGCGCCCGAACTTGGTTTTCCAACTGAGAAACCATCGTTCCGGCCTGAGTCAAAGAGTGATCCAAAATCCGCTGTGCCTCTTCGGGGCTATTAACTGCGTATTCTTGGTTGCCAAGTTTTAGGGTAAAGGGGGAATTTACAAGGTTCCCACCCGGCACCGGCGCTTGTTCATATTTATTCAGGATTTCTTGAATTTCGGGGGAAAGTCCACCAGGAGTCATAAATTTTTACTAATTCTCTTTCTTGAAAGGGTTTTCTTCTTTATTTTACCACGAAGGGATTTTTTGAGGTATTAAACGAAACTTGGGGGAGGTGCAAGGTTGAGGGATGCGGATTATGAAACATCTCCCCCTGATTCATCATCGCGGTTTCCAACTCATCCCGGCGTTTATTCTCAAACTCCACCACGGCAGGAAGGTTTTGTAAAAATTGTGTCGTATGCGCCTGACCACGCCAATGAGCAAGGCGTTGTAGGTCAAGGTCTGGATTTCCAATGACTTTAAGTCCTTCGGTGGAGCGCTTGAGGTCTTCCATCAAAATCTGCAATAAAAGTTGGAATCCCCCCGATTCGTTTAAATCTACTAGGGATTTTAACTGCTCAGGGGAAAGCGAGGCTAGGGGTGATTCGGTCATAATTATTAGGTTTTAAATTTCTCCAATTGTTTTACTGGGTCCCAATCTTTGGGAGGGGGAATAGCTCGGGAACGAAAACGCATTCCATCCGCTACCCACCACTTACGATAATTTTCAGGGTCATGGTCGTCATATTCGAATTCGACTAAACAACATGGACAAATATCATGGTTTTCGGGCGGATCAGGTAATTCTTCATAGCCGCAAACAAAACATGTGTACTTGGTCATATAATTATTATACTACGCGCCTTTTTTGGGTTCCGGTTTGGAGGATTTTTGCGCCGAGGCTTTCATCTTCAGGGAATCCACCTTGGCCTTCCCCATTTCTTGGGTACTTTCCAAAGCGTATTTGTGATCCTCTTCCCCGTGGCGAATAGTCTGCTCATGTTGTGACGCCATCATTTGTTGCTGCATTTGGTGGTTTTGGGTATCCCGCTCCATTTGCTGGCGATTTTTGGCGTCTTCCATCGCACCCTTCATCTGCATCATTTGAGCGTCGTTAGCCATTTTTTGCTGATCACTTTGGATCTTCATTTCAGATTCCTTGGCTTTCATCTGCATTTCCATTTGTTTGATTTGGAAATCCAACTGTGCCATCTGTTGTTTCATTTCAAGCTCAAAAGTCTTCATCTGCTTTTCAAGCTCGGCTTTTTGCTTTTCAATCTCCATTTCCATCGGGTTGGGTTGGTTTTTCTGAGCATCGACCATGTTTTTCTCATGCTCAGTTTCCTTTTTCATCTGCCCGAGTTGCAATCTGGTCTGCTGATCCATCTGCTTGAGTTGCATTTCTTGTGGGGTTTGTTGCGCTTGAGCTTGGGCTTTCTGTTGTTCCTGCTGCGCTTGGATCTCCTCTTGGGAATACTTACGGACAAACTTATATTTCCGATTCATCCCCGTGGCGTCATACAGACAGGCTAAGATTTCTTCAAAATCCAAAGTCTCCCCATTTTTTGCCAACTCCGCTTGGAACTGCGAGGTAAACAAACTCTGACTCAGGGTCTGGAAATACTGCATAATCCGGTCCCTTGAAAGCATCTTAGAGGCAGCTTTCACCTCAACCTTGCTATCCTGCATGAAGGCTTCGGGGGTAACCCCAACTTGCTCGGTTTGTTCGGGATTATCGGGGTTGCGGATTACCCCCGGAAGATTCCCCGTCCGGTCCATGTGCATCCGGGTCATCTTTACAGCCATCCCAATTGCGGGGATAATCATTCCATATTCAGCGTGGTTAATAATGGGGTAAAGTCTCAGCGAACTACCCTGAAGTTGGGCATTCACCCCTTGAGCCGTCCGGTTGGCGTTACTCGGCGTGGGAATCCCGCTAACCATGCCACCCAATCCGGTCGCTCTATCGGCGTCTTGGCGGATAAACCCCAGTTCTTGGAAAACATTCGAGGTTACATCGGGGGTGTTGTGGACATACGTGTTTTTGGGATCATCGACTTGGATAACCATTCCAGGTCCCCAGGTCTGGGAGGAAGGCATAAAGTTTCCCCCGCGTTGCATGAATCGAGGAGGGAAGTGTTGAAGGGTAAGGTTGTCTAAACGAGTATCGAAGATCCCCTCAATATACCGCTGATTGTCCATCTGCACATCGGCAATTGACATGCAATAGAATCTCCCTGGGACTGGGTACGCCCCCATGAATGCCAAGGGAATGAAGCCATAAATATTTGGCTCATTAAACAAAACGTACTTTCCGTTCAAAACCCACGTGATTTGGCTTTTGGAATAATAAACCAAAACCTCCAATTGCTTGTCGTCAGGTAAGGGTTTGTTGGCATAAAACGCGGGGTTATAATCATTTCCCCTTAGCCCTTCCTGAATCTGTTTTGTTCCATCCACCATTCGGGTTTGGAAGTTAAAGCTAAGCCCATACAATTCTTCGTTGGAGGGGACAGTCATTCGGGGGTCACTTCGAAGGTCCGCGATTTGCTTGATGCTCATCAGTTTGCGGACAATAACCGAATCGGCGGCTTGTATCGAGGATTTTGAGGCAGAGGGATCTACATACACATCTCTGGTATCGATCCACTGAATATCGGGGGCCTGCAATTCGGAATTATACTCTACAATTACCCCGCCGTTTCCATATAAAAGTGCGGAAAGACAACCGGACATGAATTCATTCTCTAACGAACTGCCCCTTGCCCCACAAGATTTGTTAAGGGCATACTCCATATGAGCTTGTTGGGCGCGTGCCGCTTTGGGGTCCCCCCCGAAACTTGCCTCAATAGAAAAGAATTCTGGTTGACTAAAAAGCGCTTGAGCTATAAGTGGATATGCCCCCATGATTTGCTCAAAAATCAAGTGACTGCCGAGAGATGCTCGGGGGATGGAACTTCCGGGCCAAAGACGCTCAGGCACAAACGCATAATAAAGTCGATCATGCAGATTCCATCTTGCCTCATGCGTTCTCCGGTAGGATTGGTAAAAATCAAACGTCCGCAAAACCGTAGTGAGCATATAAGCATCAGAAAGTTGCTTCTGCGCAAGTGCAAGGGGTTCTGTGGCTAAATCAACATACGGAACTTCGGCGGGGTACTTTATATCCGGCATTCTTTATCTATCTCTTTCTATTATAACCCGCCCACTTTTTTATAATAATCATTAAGCTGCGAGGGAGAAATTGTTGGGAAAGTCGGGGCGGATTTTTGTTCCCTGGGGTCTGGAAATAACTCCTCCCCGTCAAACTCGGCCTTAAACGCCGCTTCTTGATACATCCGCACAAACCCCGGATCAATATGATGGATTAGGAACTCCCCCGGTTTTTGGGGGCGAGCGAATTCTTGGCCAAACCATGTTCGAGCGGCGTAGATTTCAGAAAGTGCATCCAAGATATCGTCTTTTCCGCCTTTCGGGAATTGAGACAGTTCAAGAATTAAGTGATTAAATCCTACGGGATCAATTCGGTCGGAAACAAATCGTAGGTCGCCGATTTCAAATGGACTATGAAGGTTGAGGCGGATCTTTTCCTCCTTCTTCAACTTGGTATCGCGCTTGTTAAACTTAACTGTCGGTCGATGATGCTTATACCCAAGATCCCATTCCCGCGCGATATACGGAAGGAGATTTCTTGTCGCTGAAACCTCCTCCAAACAAAGGTACTCGGGCAAATGCTTATCACAGGCGGCTAAAATCTGCCTCCCCACATCCGTAGGGTTCCATTTACCAATAATTATGTCTTTTATATACACTCGCCCGTGACGATCAAGAGTGGCCACACAAATCGCGGTATGGTTACTCCGCTCTGTGGTAGTTTCGGCGGGGTCTACGGAGACTATGGTATATGACATAGGGATTTTGTCATATGCCTTTCCGGGGATTACGTTCTTTGTTGGGAGGTCTTTTTTCCCCTCCGCATTTGTGGCGAGAATAAAATCACTTACCCCCGAACGCCCCGAAAATGGCACATTTCGCATCTGGGCTGAAAAGTTCGCGGGATCAATACGTTCTTCGCGCTCTAATCCCTGGAGAGGAAAACGCTTAGGTTCACTGGGGACATCCCATGGGATTCTTTTCCCATCAGGCCCTAAGATTGGGGGGAGTTCAAGTTCATCGGGGGTGAACTTCATATCCGCGTCGTTTTTGCGAACTTTGAAAATCCCCCGGCAATAAATATCCCAAGCGGCCTTAGATTCATCTCCCCCGCAATCCGCCAAATCTACCTTATGGTCTTCAATGATCTTTCCGTAAAGATCCGCAAAATGGTACCTCGTTCCCTCCGTGTCTATATAGTGCAAACTGGGGTCAACAAGTAGATACTTACTCTGCCCGAACTTATGAATAGTCTTTATACATTGGTCTTCGTTTTCCGAATTCTCCGTATCAACAACGTCCGAGAATTTCATAACCTCAAAGTGATATCCCGCCAAACCTGCCTCAAGTGCCGCCGCCATAACCGAATCTTCTCTTCGGGGGGTTTTGCGCCACTTATTAATATTTGCTACTGAAAACTTCCCCGCATTACCGAATTGTTTGGGGGTGGTTCCAGCGGGGGGACACAGTTCAGGGAATAAAGCGCGGAAAAGATTATTCGTAAGAAAATGCTCTTTAACGGCCTTAAGAATTGTCTCAGCCTTTTCCAACTTATACTGAAACAATGCAATGCAAACCGTGGGATAGTTTAACAACCACTGAATAGTATGGCACTCGCAATTTAGCGTGGTTTTGTAACTCGAACGAAAATCAATAAACAATCTCCGTTTCTTCCCCGGAAGATTGGAGGGGTATTCAATTATTGGAGTATAAAGCCACCCGTCATTAGTCCAGCGATCATTCGTTTTGGCTACATCCAAAGTTGGGGAGGGGAATTTTTGCAACTTATCAATCAGCGGCCCGTTGAACTCCCGTGAGATTCGGTCTTTTTTCAACACCTCTCGGGCAAGAAATAAAAGATCCGTTCGGGCTTTCCATCGAAGTTGCCGGAAGGCATCAATTTCCTTACTTCCCAACTTGTGCATATCAACATTATCAGTCGGCGAGAGTTCATCTAACAGGGTTTCTGGCATATATTTATAACTTTTTCAAGTTTTGTAACACTTTTTCCTAAATCTTGCAGTTTTTTAAGATATTTCGGGGAGTAACTGTCCATCGGCCAATTTCCGCCCCTCAACTTGGGTTGTATACGATGATACCGGGCATTCGGGTGACAAAAGCACTGATAATCCACCGCACTTGCACTCGCATCCATAACCATGTCGATGATTTTGGGGGCAATTTCCAAGGCTCCCCCCGAAACTTCGAAATCCATAGTTTTTACCCCAGTTCCGAGGGATATAATTTTGAACTTTTCGGCAGGCCATAGCCGAGTGGCATCAGCGAGGGCACAACCGGAGGGATTGTTAGCGGCTAGACCTCCGTCTACGTAGTCTTTGTATTTGGGAAAATACTTGGGGGCTGCGGAAGTGGCGAGGGCAACGTCAACAAGCAACTCCTCTTTGTCGGTCCAAGATTTAAAAACCTTCAAGGTGTTTTTCTTCGGTCCCGAAACCCTAAACGCAGGGATAATGGTGGGGATTTTTAGGTCTTTCATTCGCTTTCCCCCCAACACAGAGGTTACAACTTCCCTTAGCCCTTGTCCATCATACTCGGTTTTCCACAACCACCCCGTTCTCCACCAGGGCTTGTGAAAAATCCTCTTCGCCTCTGCAATATATATCCTCGAAATCTCCTCCGGGGAGATCCCCAAGCTCAACATAACTGCAATCATCCCCCCAGTTGAAGTGCCTGCGATCAGGTCCGGAGTTTGGGGGAAGACTTTGAGGATTTCCAGAGGAATCAAACCTCTTATCCCTCCGCCATCGATACTTAGAATAGTTTTCATTCATAAAATCCTTTCCCTAGGTAATCACAACGAGGTATTTGTCCTTGGCTACCGAGATCCGTTTTCGAAGGGCATTAGATAATATAATACACCCCTCCGAAGCCTCCCCAGGGCGAGTAATACTATCTCCGTGAATCCAGAAATCACTCCGCCCGAACATCTCGTTTTCGCTGTCCGGTTTGAGGGGCATGGCGCAGGGACCGAGTTTGGGGTGATTTTCGGCGGGACCCACAATGTAAAGACCCCGAGGTAGAGGTCCACGACCAATTAATTTTTGGCTAAGGGGGTTGTTTTTATCCTCCCCCTTTCCTGCGTAACCTTTCTCTAGTGCTTCTGAGTTCTTGCAAAAAATCTCCCCAGTTGACTGCTTATACGTCCACATTTTTATTTAAACCCCTCTATTCTAGTTTACTACGACGACTTGAGTATCCCCCGCGACTCCGGAGGTATACACACGATAGTAAAGTACTCGGCCTTTTAGCCCAGGAATTACCACAGTGGATGATGCTGCGGTGGTGGCCCCACTTTCGGAGGCGTATTTAAAAGGCGGGGACTGGAGAGTAGCTGATTGCACAAAACAACTTTCCGCGCGCGATGTGCAATAAAAACTACTGTTATACCCAAATTCCACCACAATATTTACGCTTTTCTTAACACTAACAGGAATAAATCCATTCCCATCCGTTACCCCTTCTTCAATACTTCCAGGATCAATCCCTAAGGCTAAGGTCGGCCCCCCTTGAAAGTGATGAGAAGTTCCGAGGATAAGATTTCCTGGGGGAAACATCCTAGCGTGGCTATAAACATATTGTGCCCCAGGGCGGGTGAACTGCCAGCCAAGGGAAGTTTGGCGGATTCCTGCGGGGTCGCTGGTGGAGATACCGAGTTTTACAAGTTGCCCGTTTGTGGGGTCACCTAAGAAAGCGCATAATACACGGTAGGAAATCTGCGAGGCTTCACACGTGGTAAGATCAGTGTCTAAACCGCCAGGAACCGAAACATAAAAGTCCCCCGCCGAACTTCCCGTTCTGCATTCATTCGCGGCAAAAGCATAGCAGAATTTCCACGTTGTAGCGTCTGTGATTACATCCCCAGTTGAAGCACTTGATATATCCCCCAAAACATACTGCCCCACCCAGACATTCCAGGGTTGGGTCTTTATCGAGGAAATCCCAGTCGGAGATGCGACTTTATAGACCCCCGAAGTTCCCCCCTGGAGAGTTAGAGTATAGGCATTCCCGATTGTCTGTCCGGTGGATTCAACCGCAGAGCCACCCGAGGAGTTATAATGTCTCCAGTCAACTCCGTAGTTAAGTCCTAAGCCTGTGGTTGCCGTTCCGCTACCGCTGATATAACTTTGAACATAATTCCTCGCGGTTCCATCCACACTGGGCCACCCCGGCCACTGCTGCAAAGTAACTGCCCCCGAAGCTGAGGGGTCACTGGCGGAGGACTGCCCGAAATACCCCCCAAAACCCTGAATACCCACGGCGGAAAATAAATCCCCCGGAAGGGCCGAAACATCATAATGTCCCCGGTTGTAGTATTCGTTGCGACAGGTAAAAGTTCCGTCTGCGGGGTTGTACACGGTCATATAACACTGGGGCTGAAACATCGCTTGCCAACCATTATTCAAATGTGTCGCTTGGTCATAGGTAGCAAGACAAAGCCGGGAGCCAATAAATGGGTTGTTTCCCCCCGAGGACCCCTGACAGCGATAACCATTTGCGGAATCCCTAAGGGCTTCGACCTCGAAAATATTCCCACTTATCGCGGTAACACTTAAAACCTTAAACGCCTCCGCATCGGGAATAAATCCAGCAGTGTAATCAATAAACACGTCCCCAACTTGGATATTCCGGCCAATATAACTCTTCGAAGCATCCCCAGGGCAGGGACTTGCCGCTTTTTCCGCAGTTGTCCCGTAACTCGAACACGGTTGGTTTGCAAACCTGATCTTCACACAATTAGTAAGCCCGCTTACAGTGCAAGTGTTGTCATAGGTACTATCGGGGGGCCAGGGGAGGGAAATGTTAGAACTTAACACCCCCGATTTGTAGATCCCCGAAACAGTAGCTAAAAACGGCCCCCCATAAGGAACAGAACTATTTCCGCTTCCCCCAAGATAAGGGGTTTGGCCGGTAGAAATCCAAACTCTATGCCCAGCGGGGTTTATATTGTGAATTGCCGCGAAACCAAATCCTGCGGTGGAGTTTTTCGCGGTATCAACCCAGCGAAGATACGTTCCGGTGGAGGCTTGGAAGACAAAAATCGCCGCTGGGGTGTCTTGTGAGGTCGCGTTTTGGTAAAAAATCGCATAGTCGTCTACGATCCCCGCGAAACTCGGCGAAACTGCCCCCCAGGTTGTGGCATTAAACGTGGTGTTATTGGTGATTTGGTCAGTAATAGAACTACTCCCGGTGGCAACTCCGGTCCAAGTAACGGGGTCGGTGTAGCCTGAGACAGTACCCACCGTGCTATAGGAGTTTTGAATCCCCGAGGGGGTAGTATAACTCCCTGCGTAGGTAAGTTTGTATAAAACCAACTTCCCGGTGTCGGTAAAACTTACATACATCGAATTGGGGTCACTGCCAGAGAATCTAATCGGATTTGTAACCTGACTTCTATATCCCCCGTTAATGGGGTTACCCAACAAAGAAAGTAGCCTTACGTCATATTCCGACGACCCTACAAAATACAAACTTTGATCGTTGTCATATGTCCCGGAGTTCATGCCGGAAACCAGACAAAGATACCCCGTAACAGTTCTTCCCAAGGGACTCCCATTGGCGTCCACGGTTGTACTTACAGAGTTGGGGGAGCAATTATCGGAGGTACTTTGGTGATAGGCTTTGTAGAATGCTTCGCGGATTCCGAGGGAAATTGTCGCCGTTCCGGTGCCGTTGGTTTTCCACACCATTACCCCGAAATTCGCGGATTTATACGTTGCAGCGGAGGCAATAGTCAAAGACTCGCTGATTGTAAGAGAATTACGGGATTCCACCGAAACAATTGTGCATAAATTACTCGTACAAGTTGGGGAACTTCCGGCGATATAAATCTTCATCCCCGCCGTCCATTCCTTGCGGAACCAACTTGCGACAACTCCTCCATCTGGGTCGCTCCCAACTCGGGTAACAGTAGAGGTAGCAACAGTTACAGTACCCGCTGAAGTCCAAAGCTCTCGGGGAACTGCGGTTGTCCAGCCGCTGAAAAGGGGCTTAGGATAGGTCGCGGGGTAGGTCCCAACTAAAGCCGCCGAACCCGGAAGAGTCACCGCAATAGTCGATGTATAGCAACTCTGCCCACTGTCAACCGAAATACACATCGAAATTCCTGTATCCGCCGCCCCGGAGTTTCCATATACATCTACCCCAAGGTCGTAAATCCCTCCCCAAGTCGAAGCATTCCAGCCTGCGTAGATTTTATTTCGGGTTGTGTCTACCCATGCAAACGCGGGATTTGTGCTAGAGGTTGTGGCGAGACTTCCGGTGGAGGCGCTTAGGAGATTGCTTAGATTTGTCCATCCAGTGCCGTTTAAAGCAGCTTGGGCGGTATCTGTTGTGAGTGCCCCGAAATCCCGTGGATCGGTAAGCGTTCGGATTGCTACCCCGGTTTGGGGGTCGATCAAAGGGGTTGATTTGGTGTCCCAATCGAGAACTGATGGAACGGGAAAATTCCCATGAGCAGAAGCATTAAACAAAATACTTCTCGGGGCAATCCCCGCAACTCTCGCGGTTCGAAAACTCGTGGTTAGATTTCCTCCCGTGCAAGAGACTTTGAGATAGTGCAAAGTATCGGCGCGAAGTGCTCGGGAATACCAATTTGCAGAGTAAAGCTGCACATCTTGGGTTCCCAAAACAACTATTCTTTTCCCCGCAACTCCGACCCCCGAAATCCCCCGGTTGGCATCGGAGTTAGAGCCGCTGAAAAAAGTTGTGTTGACATCGTAGACCAAGGGACTTAATGTAGAACTTTCGCTCAACTCCGAAGTACAGGCCGAAGAATCGGGGGAGACATAGCTAAAAACTACCTGCGTCGATGTGGCCCCGTGAATTTTCAACAATGTGGGTTGTGCCCAAAGGTTGAGGGCAAAAAATAGGAGTAAAAAACGCATAATTATTGCTGTATTACCTTCCATGCAAGAGGGGTTACTGTTTCAGGACTTGTGCCCGTA